GGTAATTGTGAGTTGCATCTTCTGTTGTCAAATATGATATTGCCAATAAATCTTTTTTGTCAGTCTGGGTATAATCTCTTTGCGAAGAATAGAAGAAAATTCTTTTTACAAAGTCACTATCTGTTTCAATATAATCAACATCATGAGTGCTTCCAAGATTTACTTCGAACCAATCTAGAATTTGTGTTGGCTTGTTAGTGTCGTTTTCGAGAAGATGCGGAAGTCCATTTATTTTATTATCGTCAAATACAATTAACTGGTCATACTCAACATCTATGGATTTATTGCCCTCAGTTATAATTCTTAAATAGTCGTCGTTAATATTAATAGATTTTGCCAAATGTGAAAAGGGTGCTAATCCTGATAATGATAATAGCGCTAATAGTTTATCATATACTTGTTGTTTTGGTGGACCAAAAACAATTTGTTTGTTATCTGGTTGCTTGAGAAAATAGCTTTTGGGATCGATCTTAAGCAGACTTAAATCAACATCTGAATTATAAAAATCGAATGGGTGCATTTTTGCACCTTTCACAAAAATAAGCGGTGTTTGAGTATAAAATGAATACAATACTGAACTTAAAGTCGCCCCGATTACTATGTTCTTATATTTTAGCATGCAGGCTTATTAGTTTTCGGTACATGTCCTTTTGTAAGGGCGCTGCTACTCTGCACTTTTCCGCCTCCGACTTCCCATAACATTTCAATTCCAAGTTCTTCACAAACTGCCATTTCTGGAGTGTTGGTATTGGTCCTGTCGCCTCCATTGGCAAAATAATCCGGGCGATATTTCCTTAAAGCTTCACAAACTGTATTATCGCTATCGTCTATGCCTAGGGACGAGGTAACGCCTTTAATTGATTTTATAATTTCTACACGCTCTTCAAACGGCATAAAAACAAATCCTTTCTTTCGCATTAACCATTCATCAGAATTGATAATAACGATCACGTCGCCTTTTCTTGCTGCTTCCTGAATCATTCGGATATGTCCTTTGTGAATCGGATCAAATCCTCCGCTAACCATAATGCTTTTCTTTGAGTATCCTCTATAATCGTTGTAATGATGTGCCATTATTCTATATTCTCCTTAATTTTTGCTATGATATAATTGTCTAATATTAAATAATGCTTGCTTCCCCCATATTCTACTTCTTCGATCATACTTCGATCTACTAAAATTTGTCCACCCTTTTCGATGGTTTGTAGCCGACAGTCAGGTGCCCAATCAAGTACGGTGGCAGCACAATATCTGCCCTCAACCTTGGCATAATCATCTGGTAAAAGAATTGTTGTTTGTTCTTTTCTTTTTTCTTTTTTAACGTGTTCTGGCACAATTAAAACGTGTCTGTTAAATGGTTGTAGCATTTTTCTCCTTTATCCACATTTGGCATATCCACAGCTTTTACAGGTTAAGCATCCCTCAATATAAATAAGTCCATCGGATACTCCGCAAGACGGACACTCTTTATCAGATGCTTCTGTTCCATCTTTAATATAATTTTTCAGCACTCTCGCAACACACTTGGCAAAGCTGAACATATCACTATCGCGATCTTTTTGCATCTGCTCGACTGCATATTGAATGTTCGCCCCATGACGAAGAGACAAGCTGATTAATCGTGTAAAAGCGGAATTATTCGGATTATCAAAGACTTTCACAATATCTCTTACTCTTATTTCGTCTCCGTTAGCGCCGACCATGAGATCGTAAACAGAATTCATCGTTTTTCTCGGATGCTTGACTAAAAGCCCTTCTGTGTGCTTCTGTGGGATCTCAATTAAATTTGATAAACCTCCCATAACTTCGTATGGTTTGCCGTCTAGAAGTCCAACCAAGATTATCCACTTTTCCCCTTGGATGGTTGTATGGTAAATATCACAAGGTAGTTCTTTGGGACGCACAGTGGCAGTATTTTGTGGAAAAACGTTTTTTTCCTTTTCGGACACCAAAACACCAGAACGAGAGCCATCGACATAAACCGTAATCCCCTTTAAGCCCGATTTCCAGCCTAATTGATAGAGATTGCCAACGATTTCGGGGGATGTATCTTTGGGTAAATTAATCGTGGAGCTAATGGAGTGATCGATGTGCTTTTGAATTGCGGCTTGAATACGAACCCTAATTTCCCAATCAATTTGATCCGATTCGGTAAAAAAGTCAGGAACTTCATCAGTCTCCATCAGGTTAAGATATTGTCTAATATTGTGGTGGAATACACTATATTCACTCCACCTGTCTCCCAGGTCATCGACAAAATCTGCCTCTATGTGTTCCTCGTTGTGTGAAAGTTTACGACGGCGAGTATATGAATTTCTAAACACTGGCTCGATACCGGAACTGGTTTGTGACATAATCGAAACGGAGCCTGTTGGGGCGTTTGTGAGAATAGATATATTTCGCCTTCCGTGCTGAGCGATCAGCAACTGTAATTCTGGGGGCAATAATTTAATAAATTCATTGTCCTTTTCCTTTTCCCAGTTAAACACTGGAAAAGAGCCTCGTTCTTCGGATAGACGAACGCTTTCTGTATAAGCGGCAATTTTCAAAGTCTCATAAATTTTGTCAATCATTGAGATTGCTTCTTTAGAGTCATAGGCTAAGTTAAGGCAAGCCAGGGCATCTGCCAAGCCGTGCGTGCCTAAACCAGTTCGCCTTCCATTAACGCATGCCGTTTTAAGGCGTTCCCATAGCGCTTTCTCATCCGACGTGTCGCAGCAAGAAATAATATTATCAAGCTTTTCTATTTCAAGCTCTACTAAATCATCAGATAGTCTCATTGCTTTGGCAACAGTGTTTGAAAATCTGGAAAAATTGAACTCCGTATTTTTCTGGAACTTTCGATCTACAAAACTTTTTAGATTTACGGAGATCAGACGACACGAATCATATGCTGAGAGGGGGATCTCTCCACAAGGATTGGTGCATATTGTCTTGAACCCATCGTCAGCATATGCCTGGGCAGGGAGATACTTTTCAATGTTTCCCCACATTAAAAGTCCTGGTTCTGCTGTCTGTGTTGCAGACTCAACAATGGTATCCCATAACTGTTTTGCATCGATGTGTTTACTTATAGTAGGTGCTTCGCTTCCGACTGGAAAGTGTAAGGTAAACTCTTCATTACTCTCCACTGCCTCCATGAAGTCGTCGCTTATTTTCACCGAAATGTTTGCGCCAGTAACTTTAGTTAAGTTCTGCTTCATGGTAACAAAGTTTTCAATATCAGGATGGCGCACATCCATTGTAATCATAAGTGCGCCACGACGACCATTTTGACCAATCATTCGGCAAACATAAGAATAAAAATCTGCAAACGACCAAGCCCCTGTGGTGGTGCCTGCCGAATTATTAACTGGTGTTCCCTCGGGACGTAAATTGCTGATGTCTAGACCGACTCCGCAGCGACGTTTAAAGAGGTTGGCAAGATACTTCCCCGAATCAATGATTGAAGATATATTATCGTCGGGCGATTCTACAACTACACAATTTGAAAGAGAGACATTAACATAATCGTTACCAATGCCCATCATTGGAGAGCCTTGGGGAACAATATATTTAAAGTCCTTTAGAAGTTCATAAATTTCCTGTTCAGGTAAGGAGTTCGTGCCTCCAAACTGTTTTTCTATGCGAGCGAATTCGGATGCCAAACGATGATGCATGTCATCGGGGGTATGTTCAATAATATTTCCATCATTATCCTTAAGGGCATATTTCGTCAGCCACACATTTGTCGCAAGCTGATCGCCATTAAAATATTCGATGGCTGTGTTTTCTACATCGCTTGTCAATTTATCGCCCTTCCTTATATTTCTTATATCTTTCTTTTAACTTGTCAGATTGTTGTTTGGCGGCATTGATCTGGACCTCACCGATGGTTTCCCCTGTTGATGGTAGAATGGCAATTTTGACTCTTGCCAAATCCATTTTGGCAGGATAAATAATACCATCTGGTCCAAATCTGTTCTTTGCTACAAACAGTCGCCCCGTATCATTATTTTTATCGTCAATAGTCCTGGAGACAGAAAAGATAAAATCTGCAACGAAGCACTTACTGTAGGCTTCGGAGATAGCTTCCATCGTAATGACTTCTGCATTTAACCCTGACCTGTTAGTTTGGGAAGCAGTCCAAACTGGACATTTCTGTTCCTGTGCGATGGCTCGCAACTCCTCATAAATAGATTCCAAGTCGTGCCTCTTCTCTCTCGTAGTTATAACGGGCTTTAATAAGTCTCCATAGTCTACCAAAATCATATCCACTTTTATATCTTTTTGTTTTAATTTTTCAAGGTGAATCTTAATTGTCTGGGTTGTAGCCGACTTTGTGGGATACTCTTTAATAATTAGCTTTCCCTCAATTTCCTGAACCTTCTCATAAATCATTTCTTTAAAAGAGTGTAGCTCTGAAAGTCCGACACCGGTTACGCAGCTATCGTATCTGATACCGATGCTTGTATCTTGAAGTTCCAGGGTATAATGTACAACTGTCTTGCCTGCTTTCATCGCTTGAGTGCCTAAGTGAACTAGAGCCATTGACTTGCCTGCTCCGGTAGGAGCAATAACTACGCCCAATTCTCCGTTTCCAAGTCCGCCCTGGAGGAGAGCGTCGATTTCATCCCATCCCGTTGCAATCGGATCCCTGGCTTTAATCTCAAATCTTTTCTCGAAATCTTGAATATAATCATATCCAAAATTCGAATCGTTTCCTAGTTTTAAGGCATCATTTATAACTTTAGCGATTTCATCGAATGAAGATGACTTAAGAAGTGAAACAGATTGTATCATCGCAGATTTAAGAACCTGCTTGCGGCAAAAGTCAAGTGCTGTATTCTTTACAAACTCTGCATCTTTAATTTCGGTATTATAGATCCTTGCGAAAAAGTCTCTTGTCTGTTTCTTTACCGCATCCGTCTCATCGTCTAATTCTATTCGGAGAATAGTGGTAAGGATTTTTGAAGTTGGATGAACATTGTATTTCTCTTTATAACTGAAAATCTTATCAACAAAAACTTGTAGATATTTAAGTTCAAAATATTCAGTTTCAAGAACCTCCTGAATCTGATCACAGAACGCTCGATCCTCAAGAATAAGAGCGGCAAGACCTTCTTGGAAAGTCTTGCCGTAGCGACTAAAACTGACTTGCTCTTGCGAGTTCAACTCTTCCTCATATATTATATTTTATATTATAACCTGTTTAGAAACACAAGTCAAGCTTTATTGTTTAAGTGAGAGCATTGAATCATATGCCTTGCGCTTTGCGCCCGACAGCCTTTCAAGATAATCAGTTCTTCTCAATACCTTAAAGGCAAGATTTTCAACTGAATATGCCCCTATTGTGTCCAATCCAGTTTTTCGCATCTTTCGAATTTTTTCTTTTAGCTTGTCAGCGTATTTTTCTGCTTCTTCATACTTGCCGTCATCAATTAATTGTTCTACACGATCAACCTGATCCATCAGGGATGCTGCTTTCTTTCTAATGTTGTCTTTGTCAAAATCTTTTGATTCGAAGGTGGGCTTCTTTAGCCACTCACCTTTAAGAACTGAATATAGTCCTTGTGCTTCGTGGGGGTCGTTAATATCTTGAACATAAATTTCAACTTCAAACCCCTTAATTCTGATATCGTGAAGACGATTCCATAACGCTTTCATTGCATTAAAATATTCTCGGACAAGATCAACCTTATCGTCTATGTCTCTGAAATCTAGTAAAATGTGTAAATCTACATCAGAGAAGCGGGAATAATTATATGCTGCCAAAGAGCCCGTAAACGTGACATCCTCATATGGGACATCACCTACTTCGAGGGAGTCATAAAAATCATTTGCGATAATCAATAACTTCGCCTGAATCTCTGGATCTAAATTGTCATCTGGCTGGTTCCAGAAGTCTCGATCAAGTCTATCGTGCATTTCAAAACTGGAAAGATCAACAGATTCTGGATCAACATCTTCTAAAAGAAATGCTTTAAGGTTGGCGACGAGCATTTCGGGAGACGGTGTAATGTTTTCCGATTCTTTAAATGTGTTTACCCATTGCTTAAATAATTGCATGTTATAAATAGTTTCACAACTTTGAATCAGCAACTATCTTGTTCATTGCTGCAAACAAATCAGTGAAGTTCACCACTCCAAACCCATCTTCAATCATCATCGCTTTTACATTAGTTTTGGCGAGTTCCGGCTCAAAATTCTCAAGCGCATAATCGATCTTTTTCTTACCCTGAACGCTGAGAGACGGAATATAAAGTTGCATGAGGCGATAGTTTTCCCTAATAAGATCCTGATGTTCGATAACACTGTCATACGCCTTGACTGTGCCCTTGTTCTCTTCTGCGTGTAGGACAAGGCTATCGATGCCAAATGACATATCGTCGCCCAAAAAAGGAAATCTTTTGCTTACTGTGGGGAGCCCGACGCCACCGACGCCTGGAAGGTTGTCTGACTTGTCGCCTGCAATTGCCCGTGCAAGAGCAAAGTTCTGTGGATGAATTCCATATTGCTCTACCAATGATTTCTGATTAACTACCTCTTTTTGAATTGGGCGAAACACGACTGTTTCGTTGTCGCACAATTGAAAGAAATCTTTGTCTGAAGAGACAATAACTTTTTGCCAGCCATTGTAAAGTGGGTGCTGGGCGACGACGCTAATAATGTCATCTGCTTCGACAGCAGGCAACACTAGCTGTATAATCGGAAGTTCATTCAGATATTCTGCCAGTCTTGTTTGCTGCCAAATTTTATTTGCGATCTCTTCGTTCTCGGAAAGATTACGGATATCTCGATTTAAACGAATGGGCTTTCTACCTTCCTTGTATCCCTTGTTCTTCGTTTTGCGTTTTTGACTTCCGCCCTCCCCGTCCCAGCAAATTACTATTTCATCTGGTTTGGTATCACGCACGAGTTTTTGTAGAATTTTCAAAAACCCCTTCATGCCGCCGATGGGTTGCCCGTTTGTAGACAAACTAGGATCGACAATATATGCTCTAAAGTACATATTAAGAGCATCAATAATAAGTAATCGTTTCATTTCTTTGCCGGGTAATATTCAATTAATTCTCTTTCAATTTGGCGCTTCAGAAAGCTGTCAAGAACCTTGTGATATTGGTATCCCCATCCAATCACTTCCCACATCGCAGGAATGTCTCTTTCTTTTTCTTCGCTATAATAAGGAGATTGCTTTTTGTGTAATATTGCTTGTTCTGGAATTCCATTGTCATACTTGACGAGCAGATCCCCTACTCTAAGCTTTATTCTTTTTTTACCCATAATATTTCTATAGCCTCACACATCCCAATTGTTGTTCATTAATAGAATAGAAAACACGCCTAACACCCACATGGCGTAGAAGCGCTTCACACATTTCACACGGCTTAGAAAGACGAAGTTCGCCCCCTTTGCCGATTCGCACAACATATAGATCTGCTCCGCGAGTTGTAGTTCGATCTAGCCCAAGAACACAGCCTAATTCAGCATGGTGTGTTGCATGTCCACAATCTCGTTTTCGAAATCGTTTGCCCAATCTTGCATGCGAATTTTTATTAATAGAGACATTAAGCACGGAACTGCCTTTTACAAGGACAGCGCCGTGCCTATAATCTGGAGCTTCTGAATTTTCCGCTATGCGTTTGCTAAGCTCTATGAATCGCTTTTGACGCCCTGCAATAGACATTCGCTTTCCTTACTATGATAATATAACATATTAACAGCAAGGTGTCAAGTAGTTTTTAGCGATATCTGCGAGCGGGTGGAGTAGGTCTGCCACGACCCTTTACATACCTAACGTGTGTATGGGGTTGTCGATTAATTATATATCGCGGTACTGTACGCAACTCCCAATATCCATGTACCCATCCCCCGCGAGGAGTTTGGTGTCCTTTAACCCATACCCATGCCTTAACTCTAACAGGTTGTTGCGCGTTGTGGTGCGGAGTATGATGTCGAACCGCAGGTGGATTCGGGCGAGCAGGTGCAGGCTCAGGGGGCGCGTGTGCGTGTACACTGCATCCCGTCAACCCAAAAAATAGTGTAAATAATGTAGTTCTAATCATTTCTTCTTCCTTTTGTTATTTGTGGGCTTGACAAAATCTGGATGCCAATATTTAACTTGGAACTTTTCGTATCCTTGCCCATACCTCTTTATTTTGACGATTAACTCGTCGTTCCATTCACTTAAAAGAGAAGTTTTTTTACTAGATGCATCTTCATACAGATCATATAAGCCTGCTCGTTTCCAAACTTTATTTTGTTTTTCTTCTGACATCAACTTTCTGTCTCCTCATAGAAATCGGAAGCATTGCCTTCTCGTTTATCAAACTTCATAATAACCTCTTCATCGATTAGTTCAACAATTCTGTCTTTAAACTTTTCATCTTCGATCATTTCTTTCCATTTAGAGGGTTGAAACTTTTGTTCAGTGCCATCGGCATACGTAAGAGTATACCATGCGCCAGCTTGCTTAAGCTGCTCTGAGCCCTTGATTGCGTCGAACCAAGATTCTTCATCTTGAATACCGATTTCATCACCCCATAAAATCTTAAAATTACATTGGCGACCTTGTGTGCCAAAACGTGATTTTTCAAGTTTTACTTTTACTTCGGATCCGATTCTGAATCCCTTGTCATCAGTTACAAAGCTTGCCTTTGCCTTGCGTCCGGTTAACCAGATTCGTAAAGAGTAGGCATAAATCATCGCCTTTCCACCAGGGGTTACATACGGAGTAGTCATAGCCTCGGAGGGCGAACGAGTAATATTCGTCTTCAACTGGTTAAGAACCAGGAAAGTGGATTGTGAATTAGCAATCGGAACTGTTAACTTGGACATTCCCTTGGCGAGGATTCTTGCTTTCATTGCCATGGATGATTGAGGATTAAAGTCACCTTCAACATCCGACACAGCAGGGGTTAATGCCAGTGAGTCCCAGATAAACAACATTCGATTATTATTGCTTGCCAAAAGATCCTCGATTGTCTCTAACACAAACTCAACAGATGCTGCTTGTACATAAAGTAGGCTATTCAAATCGCAGCCCGCTCTTGCAAGAAATGCCGGATCAATTGCAGATTCAGAATCAAAATAGATTACGTCAATATCCATCTTTTGAGCATTGGCTGCAACCTGTGCTGCCATATAACTCTTTCCGGTTGATTCAAGCCCAGCAATTTCTACGATCTTGCCCATAGGAATGCCTGATCGCTTTCCTCGACATATAATAGAGTCAAGCCAGCGAGAGCCGGTCGGAATCCAGTCCTTAACTTGCGTTGGGTTCTCTTCTGTTAAATTATGGGCTACATTGATACCCGCTTTTTTGTTGATTAAAGCACGCATATCCGATAAACTTAGTTTGCCTGCTTTGGTGCTTTTAGATCTCGCCATTCTCATTTAATCTCCATTGAGTAAAAAGGGTGAGGCACCTGATAACCCTGTGCCTCCCTGTGGACGTGGGATTACGCTCCCATGAGTTCGTTGAAAGCAGCATCAACAGAAGAAACTGTGTCAGTTGAAGGAGGGGTGGTTGTAGAATCAGCCTCCTCGCTGGTGCTTTCGTCGCCAAGAAGGAAGGCGTCCAATAGGGTACCTACGTCTTCTGGCGTCTTACGCTCAAAGAGCGTGTCGAAGTCGGGAATGCTTTCAAGCAGTTCCGCGCAACGTTCATCGCCGCCGACTGCATCATCACATAACACAGAAGACCGACGACGCGGGGTAAGCTTCGTTTGAGGGAAGCTAGCGCCCTGCGGTTTACCATAATGAAGGACGAGATCTGTTCCCGTTTCAGTATCGGTAATATCTCCATATTCAGGATTAAGAACAAGATTG